TTTGCTAAAGTCACTCTTTGCGACATTGAGAAGATATTTGGGTCTGCAACAGGTATTACATCAACTCTATCGTCAAAATCTTGTAATTTTACAAACCTATCTGCGTTTGTAACAGCATATGGGTACACAGGAGGCAGATAATCAGCAAAAACTTTTGCTAAAAGTCTAAATTCTTGTCTCATTGCATAGTAACAACGCTTGTGAATAGCACTCATGACCCTTGAACCACGCTCCAAGAGGGCAATTGTAGTTCCAACAGCTCTATTTTGTGCATCTTCACCCATTTGCATGTCTGCAATTGATGCAAAACGCTGCCCTGCTTGTACAACAAAGCCTAAAAGTTGAAATAAAGTTCCACTTGGCTCTTTAAAAGGTAGAATTTGGAACTGATCTTTGATATTTCCGCCCGGTGCATCAACATCTCTGAACTCTCCGGGTTGAAAAGGTTGATCATCATCTCTAATTCTTATACCTCTGGACTTAAATCCAGCAGGTAAGTTTGCTAAAGTACCTGCATCTAGTAATTGTCTTAATGCTTGAGTAGCAGATCTCGATAATCCACCAATCATATGTATTAAACCAAAACCATAAAAACCTAAACCAGGTAAAAACTTGTAATGAACAAAATATTCTTTTCTAGATTCTGTGTCATCGTCTTGATTATAGTTTCTATAAATAGATAAAATTTTTCCTGAACCCTCATCAATAGAAACTATATACGGTTTTTTAACTTTTTTTTCTGAAGTCTCTGCTTCAAACTCATCTAAATTACAATCAACATGCATCTCTAGAATATTATATTGATATTCTTTTTCTCCAGCAGGTTTTACACCTTCAAGTTCATTTAATTTATCTTGTATTGGACTTTTTTCTGGTTGCTTAGGTGTTAATTCTACATCTAGATAAAATCCTGCTTTCTGTTGTTTAAGAACATCATTCTCAGACATTTTTACAAGATGTGTAATTCTTTCACAATCTTTTAAATCTGTTGCATAATATGGAACGATTAAATCTTCTGCAGGAACAAATTTAGCTACAGCTCTTTGTTTTATTTCATCGTAATAAATTTTTTTAAAAGCAGATCCTGCTAATGGTAAATAAAATAATAATTGATCTGTATCTGGTGTGTATTCTTCCATTTCTTCCATTAACATATAGTTCATAAAATTTTGAACTCTTTCAGCTTGTTGAGTCACTTCGGGGGTATCAGATCCGATAATTGATGTTCTTACAGGACCATCACTTGGTAATAATTCTTTGTAAGCTTGTGCTTGAAATTGTGTTACAGCTTCTGATAAGAGCGGATGGGTAACACCACTTGCACCCTGAAACGGTCTTGTATTATTTACATACTTGAAACCAAGTAAGTCTAAACCTTGTGTGTAAGCTTGTTCCCAATCCCCTCTTGAAACTTTATCCCTTTTATAATCAGAAATAAGTTGTGACGACATACGACCAAGAACACGATCGTCCATCTCCTCAGCTAAATTTCTATAAAAATCCTCTTCGGGTTGTTGTTCTTCAGGAACTTGTTCCTCACCCTCAATCTCTATATCAACTTCACTCTCTTCAACTTCTTCTTCAGGAAGCTCATTTGTTTTATCTACTTCAGCCATAAAACTAGTATAATTTTGTCGGTTTTAAATTAACTAACTTTCCACCTCTAGCTTTAATCATTTTACCAGCTTTAGCACCTTTTTGTATTCCCATCACATCTGAAAATGCATCACCGTAGTCACCCGCTAAAGTATCAGTTGGCTTAATGCCAGGTCCACGACCTAAATTGATGTTCTCTTTAATAACTTTTTTAGTCGCATCTTTAACATTACCCATAAAAGTTTTTTTAATAGGTTTTGCTTTTTTTGTTATGTAGTTTACTTTTGCTCTATCGCCACCTTCTTCAGCTAGGAATGTTTTCATCTGCTTTGCTTGTCCTATTTTTGAAAGAGCGGCAGCCCCAAGTCCAGCGATAAGAGCTTTTTTTAACTTTTTACTTGCCATGATATATATCTCCTTTTTGTTATAACAGATTTATAATATCACGCAAATATATTTACTACTAGCCCACCAGTCTGATATGCCTTGAAAGGCTTAGTTTTCATCTCTGGGCTTACCTTTATAGCGAAAGCATCAAAGTATAATCTGACATCTCCATCAAACATTTTAACTACTGTACCACCATATCTGCTTTTGTAATCTTCTGCTTCTTCTAGCGTTTTAAAAGCACCTATGTGTTGTGTTCCTGCTGTATCTGGATTTAAGCCATAAACTTTTTTTGTGTTTTCTACTTTTGCTACTACCTTAAAAGGTTTGCTAGGATCAGATTTAGCTATCGGTATTGTTTTTACTTCAGACCCATATTGTGCAGCTAGTTTTTTCATAGCATTAGGTAACGTTGCCATTTTTTTTGGATCTGTATTTCCTTCTATTGGAACCTCTGAATCATTTGCATTTTTTCTTACCACCCCTTGTCGTCCACCATAATTTTTAAATCCAGCTGTTCCAAATCTATTCCCATAAAATTCTATGTCACCAAGATACTTGGTTCTTTTTGCATGATGTAATTGTTCGACAGGAGCAATGGCCACCCAATCAACTCCTTCATCCGCTGCAGTCTTAATAGCATTTTTGATTGCATGTGAGCCATAGTTTTCTTTACCATACAATGGTAAGAAAGGAATTCCTTCATTTGCTTTTTGAGAAGTAATATTTGATAAGTTCATAGAGTTAGCTCTAAGTTCTTTAAAGTCACTATTTAATTTGTTAAACCTTTGCATATCTTCTGGTGTAGCTCTAATACCTTTGTTTGATATGTCTTTCATCTCACTTATAATTTTTTCTAGTTTTCTATTGGCTGAAAAAAATTCTATTTCACTTCCGAATGCATTTATTACTGTTGCTCTTTTAGGATCTGTTTTTCTAAGTGCTTGGTGATAATCTGATTGTATTTCATCAATCATCATAACTTTTTGATTTTGATTTGTACCACCTGTTCTTATTGAACCACGCATGTGATATATCTGATTTGGAATTGATTTTGTTGCACCCATATCTGATGTGTAATGTTTCTGATAATTACTACTTAATCTTTGACCCATTGGTAATGGTTTAGGATAGTACACAACGTGTTCAAAATATTTTTGACCACCTTTAACTCTATACTCATCATAGTTTCCATACTTAGGTAACATCTGTTGAGTTTTCATAAGTTGTAATCTTCTACCTAGATCAGTATCAACTCTTTTAAATTTATCTAAGAAGGCCAAAGTGTCATCACCTGTAGTGACACCTGCGTTTCTAGCTCTATCAAACAAAGCTTTTAAATCATCAACATCTTGTCCAAATACATTAGTACTATCGAAGCTATCGTAGTCTGACGTTTCTGCGCTTCTGTAATGATTATGTAAACGACCTGTTTTTCTTCTCAAATTTTTTGCAACACCATTACCTAACGTAACTAACTCGGCAAACTTTTCAGATTCATTTGCTGGCAGATTAGCAGACATTTGGACTGCCTTATCTCTAATTTTATTTATATGATTTATAGCTTCACTTGCAACATCTTCTGCTTCATCAACTATCTTAGTATCAGTAGTAAGTTTTCTTACCTTTAAATTATTTACAGGAGCTTTCTCCACAATGTAAAGTAAATCCATTTTTGTAAGAGGTATCTTTTTCTCTGCAGCTACTTTTAAAAAACCACCTATGACTTTACCATCTTTATCAAACTGAACTAAATTAGAGTCCCATAACTCATCCTTTTTTACGGCTTGGTTTATGTTTTTAAAATTTGGATTACCTGTCTTAAAAGCACCTGGACCTGTAGATTTAAAATCTTTTATCCATTCCTCTGCTTTTCTTGCTCCTGCTATTGGGTGTCGTGCAATATAATCCCAAAGTGATGATCCTATTCTATTTGTTTTACCACCTCTTGATAATGGATTATTGTAAGCAATCTTTTTTAATTCGTTTGATCTTGCAATTGCAATCTGTCTTATTTCATCTTGAGGTTTAGTTTGTGCAACGGTAAGAGCTTTACCTCTTTCCATTTTAGTAGGAGCTATTTCTAAAACTTCTTCTACTTGATCTTTAGCACTGGTTCGTGAAGCGGGAGCCTTGGGTAATTTGATGCTTGCAATTTTTTGTAAGACTCTTCCGATAGGGTTCCTTAGAGCAAAGGCTCCCGCACCAGCGACCGCAATCCCAGCTAAACCTCTAGCCATACTAGGATCATAAGGTTCTGTATAATCTGATTTGTTTTTTGGAACTGACGAGGTTGGTTGATCCTCGATTGATTCCATATCAATGAGTTCTTTTAAACCAGCCATTAGTCAATAAGATCTTTAATATAATCTCCACCCTTCATAACCTCGACTTCACCACCAACATTCATCTTTGCAGTTTCTTGTTTTGTAGCTTTTTGATAAAGATCAGTTACCATGTTTTTGTCTTTTAATGTATATTTTACATCATCAGATGAAACTGCGCTTGATTTTTTCTTCATTAATTTTTTAGCACCTATAGCTCCTGCTGCACCTAATGCGAGAACACCTAAAACTGCTTTGACAGGTTTGGCTGCATTACCACCTTTTGACATGTAATCTTTTATTTGAGGCACTGATTCTTTATAACCAAGAAACTTTTTTGATGCTTTAATATCATCTTTTGTAATTCTGTCTTCGCCTTTTTCTTTTTGTGCGTGTTCATAAACTTCTTTTAATGTTACTTTACCCATAATATTTGTACTCCTTTGGAACTTTATATAATTCTTCTTCATAGTCACTTACCATTTCTATGAAGTTACCCTGACGGTATCTTAACACGGCTTGTGTGGTGCTGTCGACATAGTCGTCATTTGCTCCGTGAGGAAATGCAGCACATTCTTCAATTACTTCTTCAGCAAATTTTTCATCTGGAGGAAAATAAATCTGACCCCCTTCAAAAACAGGAGCACAAGCATTTACTCTAGAATGCTTATCTTTTCCCCTTGATGGCACGAATGGAATGACAGGTATACCCATTCTTCTAAACTCTTGCATCAGTGGTTCCCCTGTAGCTTTAGCCTCGATTATTACACTCTCAGGTTCCCAATATTTAAATTGATCCATAGCAACTGCTTTAAGTTCAGGAAAATCAAATTTACCTTTAAGGGCATCAAGTAAAATCATTGCAGGTTTACCATCTTCTTGTGGAAAGAAAACTCCCCAAGTTGTTATAGCAGAATAGTCAGCAGTTTCTTTTGCACTGAATGCAGTGTCGTAAGATTGAATAACGTGTTGTAGTTTTGGTATATGTTCATGTTCCCATGGACGCCACCATTCTCTTTTAAGAATAGCTCCTTCCTCTGATGTAGGATTCTGCATGTATTGAGCAGACCAGTTTCGTATGGGTAATGATGCTTTAACTTTTTCTAATTCCTCTAGTTCCCAATACTCAGGCCATACTGGGTTCCCTGAGTCGAGGATCGCAGGAAATGAAATCACATTCCACTTATCAGCTTTCGGTTCTTTTTGAGCCTTAATTAATCTTCCTGTCAGATCGTCCTCTGCCCATCTCGTCATAACCACGACTATCGAGCCACCAGGTTGTAAACGTTGTCTTGGTCCTGATACATACCAATCATATGCTCGTTCCATAGCTGATTCAGACATAGCGTCTTGTTCAGTGTGTGGGTCATCAATAATAAGTAAGTCCGCCCCTCGTCCTGTGATAGAACCGCCAACACCCGCTGCAAAGTATTCCCCACCATGATTGGTCTCCCAACGTCCTTTTGCCTTACTATCTTCTCGGAGTTTAACATCTCCAAATATATTTTTATACTCCTTCTGTTCCATTAGGTTACGAACCTTGGAACCAAACCTTGATGATAATTCTGCGTTGTGTGATACTTGCATTATTTTTAAATTGGGATACTTTCCTATCATCCAAGCAGGAAACAAGTATGATGCAAATTCTGATTTAGTATGTCTAGGGGGCATATTGATAATGAGCCTCCCTTTTTTCTTTGCCGAAATTTTTGTAAACTCAGATGCTATATGTTGATGGTGCCCCCACCTTTTAGGATTAGGATCCAATCTACATATAAAATCTGGCCATACTTCTTTTACAAAATATAAAAAATTATCTTGGCACAACCTTATATGTTCAATCCAAGTCTTTTCTACCGCTAATCTAAGCTGTTCATTTGTTAGTAATTCTTTTTGCATTGAGTCCCCTTTTTAATATAACCCATATTAAAAATATAGTCACTACACCTATGAAACCGAGTTTTTAGCCAGCATTTGTCAATACAACCGAAACTTGTGCGTGGCGACTAAATGTTGTGTTTAGTTTATATGCTCGTACTAGATTTGGTACCTCTATCTAGGTGGTGAAGGTGGACAAGATGGTGGTGAAGGTGAAACCTGTAGCCGATTGATCGGCTACAGGTGTAGAACTTATTGATTAAAGTCTTGATTAGGATTGTTTTGTATAACCTCTAATATTGGTTTTAAATTATTAACCAACTTTTGTTTTAACTCATTCACGATAGGGTCATTAGGGTACTGAATAATAATTTCCTCAACAGCACTTTCTAATTGTTTATACATGAATTGATAGTTAAGA